GACTGACCGCCCACATGGGCCCCCCAGTACATTTCTGTACTTGGAAACAAGGACACTTATGTTACTGGGTCCCGTCTGGGCATAAGCCAAGACGCCTCCTCTCTCTGTTCTTATCGCCAGAACTCAAATGGGGAACGGGGCCGTGGAAAACCATGGCCGCGCCTCTCAGTTGTGTCCTTCACGGGAACACCGGTAAATTCCATACCGTGGTGACACTAAAGTCAAATTTTGATAATATTGCCCTTACGGGCCTCTTATCTCTATAAGATTTTAGGGGTCAGACCCGGGTGTGGAGGTCACCGGCCCACCCTTTCCGAAGAAAGGGCGGAGTGATAAAAGGAGTTTATTTACATTTGAGGGCCAGGAACCACTTTACATTGGGAATGTAAACCGCTTCTCAGCTGATGTAAGTCCTATATAACCAAAAGGCTTTCAGTCATAGAAGGGAATGTTCTCTCTGGGAGTGAATTTCTCAACTCATCTGTAAACAGACGAACTTTTGATCTCCACCCACAATGAGAACCTTACGGAAAGGGAGGGTCGGCGACCCATATGTCCTTCCACATCTAACTGAGAGGGGCGATGATTCCTGGAATTTCGCGAGGTGTATTGGGAATGAGGAGTAGTCTTATGTGGATTTCTTTAGAGGAAACGACGGTCACTTCCAGTGAACGTTCTTATGGTAGTGCTTAGAAATGAGTACGAAACTCCTAAAGAATGAATCATGAGATTGCTCGTCATGAAACTTACATAAGATGGGTCTGCCTCAACCGATCTGCTCCCCAGAGGATTTACTCTGGAAAGAGGGGTCGAGCTCTTTGCCCGCCTCAAGACTCTTAACAAACGTTTCTAAAACATGCAAATAATCCTTTTTTCAAAGTTTCTTCGCACGTTCTCGACGACGTCGGTTAGAAGCCAACTGCCAAATCACCGTCTGTACAAGGATGTTGACTGGTTGAAGGTAGAAGCTGGTTTCCATGCGGTCGTAGACCCCATGGAACCGGGTTCGATCCTGTACTTAACAGAACAGGATTATATCCGGCAACTTCGGGTTTCCCTATCCAATGACCATACTTTGAAAGTATTGGCCAAGGCTGGTACTGCCAAAGTAGACTCATCTTCTGCGTCCACTACGTCTAGTCCCTCTACTCCTTCTCAAAATTCCCCCATTAATACCCATCCTTATTTGGATGAATTCTTAACGGGCAGCCGTAAGTCTCGGAAGAGAGCTATAGAACGGGTTATCAACCTGTTCAAGACTCCTTTCTCGTCTTACGTAACTGCTAAGAAAGATTTTGAAGGTACGGTGAAGTCCTTGATGATCCCAGTCTCTCACGGAAACGTGAGGGCTCTTCTAACACGATGGTTCGAAGAACTGTGGTGGTGGAAGACAGGCTCTAAGGCTCATCCACTGCACAAGACCGAAATGAACTCATTCGGCCTGTACCTTGCGAAACTTGCACGGACCCAGGGAGTGAACTCTGTCATCCAATATCTGAAAATAGGACTTTTCGTCCTAAATTCCTATATGGGTGGTAAACGGATGTCTTCGACCCAAGACTTAGGTCGTCGGATCCGATTACAGAATGGACTCCCTGCCAAGCTGCCACTGTATGCCCGATCGGGTATTCGGAGCAACTCAATACGTTTCGTCCATATTTGGTCGAGCGTACTGAACTCTTATAAGGTAATGATGAGTGCGTGGTCAACTCCAAGTCTGGAGACGATCACCGCTCAGCCTGCAGATTTATCTGCAAGTTGGGCGTTCCTGGAATTTAAGAACATAGTTCCTATCTTCTGGGAAGCAATCAAAGTTTCCCCTATAAAAGATCCGAAAGACCTCTCCGTTGAGAAACGAAGTAAAGGTAGGCCGACGGCCTACAACTTCCTTTTCACCGCGAAGTCTGGACCCAATCGGGGACCGGCCTTGCTCGGCGTGGGTGTTGATGCGTTCGCGTGGAGATGCCGCCCCCGGAACTTCGTTCTGGAGTGGCTCTCTCTAACCGGCGCAGAACTGACGGCCAAATGGTTCCAAGATGCGGCCAGTGTCTACATTAGCGATTGTTCGCGTAAGACGCCCGAAACTAGTGGCGGTGCCCCTAGTTTCATACTGTACAAAGAGCCAAGAACATACTGTTACCATGACCGTGATAAAATCATCGGCATGGAACATTCTGAACTAGCTCTAAAATACGGTAAAGCGACACTTTACTTCAGACCCGTTTTAAGACGTTTACACGCCTTATACGAGGCTGCAGGTAAAGTGCGAATAATTGCTATTGTAGATTACTGGACGCAGCTTGTATTGAAGCCTCTTCACGAATGGATGTTCTCTGCCCTGAGGTTGTTACCTCAGGATGCCACCTTCGATCAAGAAGGTAAGCTGAGAGAATTCACCAAACGTGGGTACGAACAAGTTTATTGTTACGACCTAAAGAGTGCGACGGATTTGATTCCGTTAGCACTTTATAAAGAGCTCTTCAAACCCATGTTGCCTTCTAGTATCCTGGACTTATGGCTAGAGTTACTGGTAGGCCTTCCTTTCTTAGTTCCAAAAGAGAACATCCGCGATCTTAGCTACGAGGGTCTGAAAAACCCTCCGGCCTCGATTTTAGATGAACTCCATGAAGCTAATGAGGTAAGGTATACCTGTGGACAGCCTATGGGAGCCCTGTCTTCCTGGGCATCAATGGCCTTAGTGCATCATGCACTGGTTTGGCTCGCTGCTTGGAAAACGGGACGCCTTCGTAAGGAGACGTCGCCGCTTCCTCGCTTGATTACTTTTACCGATTACCTAGTTCTAGGTGACGATATAGTAATTGCAGATAAAGAGGTAGCAGAGTGCTACTCCGAAATTCTTACTAACCTCGGGATTAAGATTGGCTTTGCTAAGTCGTTTACGGCGTCGCCGTTGACAAACTTTGCAAACCAAACTTACCTCAAGGATGTAAACATATCTCCCCTATCACTACGTGAAGAAATCAACGTGAAAGGACTTCCGTCCCGATCTGAGATGGCTTTACGAGCAGTGAGAAGAGGATACGTAGACATAAGTGGGAATGGATGGGTAGCACCTCTTATCAAATTATTTGTCGGGCCAGTTACCTGGACCACGATACAAAAGGATTTGAGTCGAGGAGTTAACCACCCGTTGGTGAGCTGGATCCTGTCGGCTCTGCTCGCTCCCGCCACGGACAAACTGTCTGTGGTGAAGCCAGCAGCTTCCATTAAGGAGTACCTGGC